GATTTGGATTTGGCTTTTCAAGCAATTTAAACAAATCACTCTCCTCCGGTGCATACTCCAACGCTTTCGTGTATAACCGTTTTTTGACGTGCTCTATCGGTGTTGCATTATATTTATTATTCCTGTATTTCCTGTATTTCCTCGCCTTATCATCGCCTGTATCAACGTATAACTCCAAGTTAGCAACTGCACACTTTTGAATGATCTTCTGGATTATCTTATAAACATTACCATTTTGTGTATAACCTTTTTCAATAAAATCGCTTGCATCCCAGCTATATAATGTTAACGGCATATTATATAACGAAAATTGGTAAGACGAGGTAGAACCTATCGCTTTACTGCTTCGCTGTTTATTTATTCCCAATGCTTTTTTTATCATTACTCTTCGCTATATAAATTTATTCCCATAAATACCGTAATTGCTCCCCAAAAAATAATGATAGCAAGCCTGCTACCTACCCACCAATCAGTAACATCAAAAGTTAATTGTATAAATGAAATTGATAAATACAGCATCAGTAATGCTATCAATGATAGGATTATGAGTGTCAATAGTGTACTGTATTTTTTATTCAATTTCATGTGTCTGTTACTTGTTTACTTGTTTAATATATTGAAAATTCAAATTTTGCCTCTTTAGGAGCAAAACACATCATAAACGCATCAGCCAAGTTTGGACTTTTAACGCCACGTTTAGCCAAATCTTTTTTGCTCTCAACCTTGAATCTGCCAGCTAAATCGTAATCCTTTCGAGGTGTGCTTAACTCCGTTAACAACGCTTCAATATGGTCGCAATCGGATGAAATGCTTATTATCTCACTCTCATCAAACGGCAACCCTTTTGTAACTGCATTATGAGTTAATAAAACCCTGTCGGCAACCAACTTCCACATTTGAGCCTTTACATTCGCAAAATAGTCTTTGTTTTTAACGCCTAATTCGTACTCTTTATTAGGATTTACAACGGCACCGCCAGAATTAAATGCTTCTGTCCTAACTTCCTGATTAGTTATTTTATCCAATTCCTTGATGTTTGAGCCAACCCCAGCGCCAACACCTATACTGTCGTACCGCACAAGCGATCCAAATGCCACCGCTTCATTCCTAACTATCTTTGCACTCTTAACCAATTCATCCTCCTTGGCTTTCCATTGGTGAATTTTAGTGACTAGTATACCATGCTTGTTAACAAATGCATTTAAATCCTCTCCACTATCGGCAACGTCATAGCCAGTTACCTTTTCACCGCTAACGTCTATTTTTAATTTTTTATGAGCATCAATACATGAATCGAGCCATGACCGTTTGATTATAACATCTTCATCGTCCTGTCGGGGTAACCCCTCGTAAACGTGCAAATATTTATCGTAATCAGTTGCTTTCATGTCCTCGATAGTCTGCTTACTTACCTCCGACAAAAAAGGATTTTCATCATAGTTTATTTTTCTAACTATTGCATTATGAGGAGGATTTTTTACGAACTTGGTGTAAACGAAATCGGTTGCTAAGCGTGGGTTGAAAATCAACCAAATTTCCGAGTGATCTTTTCTTACTGTCGGCTCAAGTATATCCCAAGTCGATTCTGATAAATTATGACTTTCTTCATTCCATAAAATATCAATCCCCTCATAAGATTTCACCTCTTCGATATTTCTTGCCAACCCTAAAAAATTAAACTCTGAACCTGTCCTGTCGTTAATAATTTTGTTTTTTAAGATAGTATATTCCTTTGAAAAACCGAACCTATCTATCTGGTCGGCTATTAGAGTATACACTGAATCTTCAATCCTATTTTGAAACATACGGGTACACAAAAACTTAAGTTTAAAAGAACTTGCCAACCGTATAGCATGAGCCGCTGCATCCCAAGACTTTGAGCTATCCCTCCCACCGTACAAAATCTTAAATCTTGACGGTGTTAGCCAAAAGTCTTTTAAATTAGGATTCATTATTGCAACGTCTTTTGCCATGCTTTAATTTTAAATGTTAGTCATTGGTCGTATTAGCCTCATACCCATTCCTGTTTTTATTATACCAGTCATCAAGGGTTTTTGGCGTGGAGATAGTCATGTTTGACAATACTTCGCTTTTTGTGGGAGCATTGTAGCCGAGCATTTGATTAATAGCATCTAAAGCCTTCTGTTTATCATATAATTCAATCTTAACATACTCAACGTCAACTATTTCAGGGTCTTCTTTTGTTCCTATATTTTTCTTTAAAATTTTTGTTGATATTGATTTTATGCAATCCTTCTGATCGTCTGTCAATTCCTCAAAATCTTTGCGCTCCACCCATGTTTGGTGCATGTGAGCAATAGAGGAATAGGCTATTTTTTCATGCTCCTTTAGTACCCTTAAAGCGGACAGTTGAGCCGTCTCCGCAAGGTTATCTTGCATATACCTGATGCGCTCTTTTATATAAGGTTTTCTTAGGTTTTCTGAACCTATTATAAAAGCCGTTTTTTCGCTATATCCAGCATTTATTGCAGCCTTTGTAGCATTAAGATGCAACACGTATTCATAGCAAAACTTTTCCTGTTTATCAGTAAGCTTTGCCATTTCCTCCATATGCCGTTGTTCATCCGTCTTTTTCACGCGCCAAACATAAGCATTTTAAATTAATAAACCAAACAAATCGGGATTATTTTTCAACCATTTTTCAATTGTCTTTAAATTATAAATTCAGTTTTTTGAATGTATGTGCTGTAATGTAGTGCAGCAAACGGCTTCATCGTTTTTCGAGTGTCAAAAATATTTTATTTGGGTAAAAAATTATTTTCTAAAAATAAAAATAATTCGGTCAACTGTTTATCCTTTAGACTGTTACGAGCGAAAAGATATACCAATTATTATTTTATTTTATTTCATAAAACTATATAGAGAAAGCCCTATTGTATATATATAGTTTAGTATAATATTTTAATAATAATAATAATATATATAGTAATATAGTGATTATTAAGTAGTTATAGATGATTTTTAACTATTATTTTATTTTATACTTTATAATTAACTTTATTCATTTCCTCGATTAATTCCATGAAGCAACACTTTACAAACCTGATACAACACCATGATATACAACAAATTACACTGACGCAAAACAAAACTAACCAACACGAACCCTGACGCAAACAACCTCGGAAAAATTATTTTTACCCACGAAAACACCGAAAAACCGTAGTTAATGGATATTAAAAAACACGTCTATTCCTATAATGGAAGTTAAATTCATGTTAACTTTTGTAAAACCAATCCTCGAAAAATGCCGTTTTTGGTTAAAATATCTTTAAAAAGTGCGAAAAAGTGGAGAAAAACAGCGAAAAAAGTGGCAAAAACGGTGAAAAAACGGGTAAAAACAGCGAAAAAGTGACTAAAAATCGAGTAAAAATCGAGTAAACGTTCGTCGAAAATCAATAATTCCCCATGATACCACGTGATAATACACAAAAAAAAGATCGATTTCCGCTAAAAAACCGACCTTTTAAATCAGATGCCTCTGATATTTCACACAAAATACCACCCAATCGTATGCTCAAATTCCTCTATATTATCAATAAACCTATGCGAGTACCCCAAAAATTTTGCCCAAAATAACTGCTCATCCGATGCAACTCCTCTGCCATCCGGTCGCTTGAATTCCACAAATAAACATTTACCGCCCTCCTGTATGAACATGTAATCCGGAATTCCCTTATGCTTATTTTTCTCCAGCTTCACCGCGACAAGTCCTTTTTGACGTGCAATATTGCAGCATTTTTGTTCGAGGATCAACTCTGATTTTGTGTGTTTTTTAGTCATAATTCATAATTTTTCATCCGTTCCCCGAAACTACTTCATTGATCTCATCCCTTAATTTCAAACTGACTTTATCGCCATACCCAAGATAGTCGTTAAACTTCCTGATACCTCTCCAGACGGTCGCGTGTGATCGGTTTGACTGCTTGGCTATATCCGTCAATCTAATCCCCATGCCATACATGTAGTGCCAAATTGCCATCCTTTTAATCGGGTTCAACCCCGCCCTGTTATCCTGCTTAAGGTCGCCAAATCCCGCCTTTTTGCAAATCTCGTCGAAAGACGGCACTTTCGCGTTAATCGTTGATGTACGTGTGTTTCTTGATCTCATACTATTTTTCCTTTATTGTTTAAAATTTTCACTTTGCCCTGTTCTAAATAATACGTGCCCATCGACGTGTCTACTTTACCATTGTTTTTAGCCATGTTAGGCTTTTGTTTCTTGCCGGATATTTTTCTTTTTTTCATTATTTATTCATAATATTTATTATATATATCCGTCTCCAATTCCATCACCTGTTTAAGCGTCAGAACGCCGTGAAGTTTTCCCGATGAGTCAGCTACAACATCAAACAATTTCCTACACTCGCAATAAACTCTCGTATATCCGCTTTTATTCCTGTTTATTCTGTCGCAGTACTTTTCATCGTTGTACACTTTTCCGCAGTGTGGGCAATGAAATGAATCATCACCAATACAAACTATTTCGTATCCAACTTTAATGTGCCTCATTGTTGTTTTTGGTTATCGTCATACAATCCTATTTCTTCATCGCCTATCATCATGTCGATCAGGGCTTGCTTTTGTTTATGTTTATCGCACTCCTCCTCCAAATCATAATCCCAAAAACCCAACTTTCCTTTCACGTTCAAAATCGGTTTGTCGAAGAGTATGGGGTTTGAGAGTACCCAGTTGTGGATTATCGGAGGTACATTTATCACACTACTATAAATTTTATAGTTTATTTCTGAAAGTCCTAATAAATCTGTTTTCTCCGCCCAAATACTCGGATGGTTTATTACGCAATCAACTATCTCAACGCTGCCGATGATGGCAGAATATAATTCATTTTCATCGCAATAATTTAATGCGGAAAGCAGTTGAATCTCTTTTACTGTGGCTTGCCCCTCTATATCGAGTTTTATGTTGTCAGGCTTTGCACTCGCATGAATCAACACCCTCTCACCTTTGTACTTTTCGGGTAATTTCCACGTCCTGTTTTCTATGTCCTTGATGCCGGAACAGATTAAATATGCCCATGGCTGTTTTACGCTTAAAACTTTGTGTATCATATACTCCTTTTTTAAATTCCCATCTCCTCTGCTGCTTTAATTTCCTCGTCGATATTCTCTGCCGGAATATCGTAATACTCCTTTACCC